ATGAAGAATTTAGAAGAAAAATGGCTTTTTCCACTTGACATGGACCGCGATGTATGTTATTATATGTGTATAAACAGGGATAAGTTGGAGAACGATGGAACGCTTCACAAAAAGTTGGTCGATTTGCTCAAGCAAAAACCAAGGAACGCTTTCCGAAAAATTTCGTATGCGATTTATGAAACTGAATTTGATGATTTTGGGTTCTGCGTTGCCCTTACTAACGTAGTGCAAAAATACGCTTGACAAGCTACGTCAAGTGTGTCATAATAAGGCAATAAGGAACGCTTGTTGCTAACTCATTCAACACAAAGGAGAAAAAATGGGTATTGATATGGAACTGATGCGGCGTAAGCTTGCATCCCTTCGAGGAGAAGGAAACGGAGATAACACTCCATCAGTCTGGTTTAAACCGGACGAGGGCGATACGGACATTCGTATCGTTCCAACAAACGACGGGGACCCCCTCAAGGAGATGTCTTTCCACTATAATGTGGGCGAACATCGTGGTGGTGTTCTTTGCCCGAAACGTAATTACGGCGAAGCATGCCCCATCTGCGAGTTCGCTTCCGCTTTATGGCGNGAAGGNACCTCCAACAACGACGAGGACAGCAAGAATCTTGCAAAGTCACTTTTCGTGCGTCAACGTTATTTCTCGCCTGTGGTAGTCCGCGGTCGTGAAGACGAAGGCGTCAAGGTCTATGGATACGGAAAGAAGGCTTATGAACTTCTTCTGGGCTATATCCTCGACCCAGAGTATGGTGATATTACCGATTCCGACGAAGGAACCGATATCACCCTCACATACACCAAGCCTAATAAGCCTGGTGCTTATCCACAAACGAGTCTGAAGATGCGCCGAAACACATCCCCCCTGCTCGCTGACACGGAATCCATCCCTGCCCTCCTGGATCGTGTCCCGGAGTTCGAAACCCTATTCGAACGCCTGACAAGCGATCAAGTAGGCGCGATTCTAGATGAACAACTCTCCGGCGATGGTTCTGCCGAGAGCCGTTCCAAAGAGACTNCAAAATACTCCGCCAAGCCGACGAANGATGTTGACAAGGCGTTTGAGGAATTGATGTCCTAGGATAACTAGGCTTTAGTTTGTGGAAACCGCCGGCAGACCGGGAATAAATAGTCTGCCCCCCTTTTTAAACAATATCCGCCGCGGCCAAGGATATAAAATAAAATGACCGCGCCATTCTCCATTCTGGAGATGCTAATATGCTTCGCCTATAGATAGGCAGATGAGTCTATAAAGATTATACACTTCAACAAAAGGAAATACGATGAGCAAGAAGAAGAAAGAAGCTGAAATAATTGAACTTAAGGCAGTACGCGAATCAACGCCTCTGATAACACAAAATCTCAATAAAGATGTTTTCTCTCGCATGGGAGGTAACACTCCTTTAGAAACATACTCTAATGTTGCTGAATGCCTCACCAAAATGGGAGTGGAAGTAGCTTGGTATGACGACTATGAGTACAAATCCATTGATATGATGTCTCCAGACGATCCAATTTACGACACTGCTCAATGCAGAGTCGTTCCAGCAGAAGAAAGAGTGAAAGAATTTAGAGAGCGTTTTAACAATGGGGAGCGGTTGATTTGGGCTCCAATGGCTATGATATTCGATGGTAAGCATGTTCTGGCTTTCGGTAACACTCGCTACAGAGCCTTGAGCACTTGCGAGGGCGAGAACTCTAGAGCCCCATACGCTGTCATCGATCCTAACAATAAACTAGAACCTGCTGTTAAAAGACTATTATTGGCTACTCTGTCTTCAATGTCCAATGTTGAAAGTAGATATCACGCCAAACCAGACGAGATTGAAGATATCTTAAAGCAGGCAAAGAACACTTGGATGGCAATCACAGGACTCCGCGGGAAAGATGTCGGGAAGCTCTACGCGGAAGAGTTAGGAGTGCTGGCAGCGTATGATGCCGCGAAAACTTGTGAGGAGAGACGAAAAATCCAGAAATTATGGTTTGACAGATGGATGAACAGAATCAAGCCTAATAAGTACACGTGTAAAAGATGGAGAACGAAGCTTTTCAACGAAGAGTTTGGCTCGGACAAGAAGAGCAATAATTCACTATTGACAGAGTGGGGCGATGCACAGCGTAAGAGCAAATATGACGCTGCTTTTCCTGATGATATAGAATTTAACGACGTAAGGAACAACCCATCCAATTTAAGCTCAAAGTCGAAACAGTGGCACCTGTTTCTCTCATGGGGAACTAAGGGAAAGAGTGTGACGAACTGTGTAACAAACCTCGACGGTAAAGTCTTCCGAGAAATCAGAGATAACAATGCGAGAGGAAGGTTTCAATCAATTTCAATCGTAATGAAAGGCGAAACTGGAGCAAGAGAGAGCGCCGTAAGGGTGAAAAACATCAATACGGTAACAGAAGGGATAGAGAAATACAATAATAGTCTTATCAAGAGCGGATTTAACGAAAGCTTTCCAATTGTAGGTAAAATTGTTTTCCCTCAACAACTCCGTGATGGGGATAAATTGGTAGATAGAGATTACTTCTATAAGTGGGATGAAAACAGCGCCAAGTTTGAGGAAGTAAACAAACCCCTTGTTGATATAGAGCACTTCAAGCGCTGTAGCACGTGCGATCGGCACAAGAATATAAGAGATTTCAATCTCCTGAGCAAAGGCAAGGACGGCCGACAACCTCGCTGTAAAGAATGCTACGCTAAAGAGAATGCGAGTAGTAAGCGTAATAAAGTAGCCACTGCCTAACGCAAACAATCCCGAGACTAACAATAACAATTGTCCAGAAACAGCTACTAGAATTAATGGTACTATATAAGTGAAGACACCATTACGATACCCCGGCGGCAAAACACGAGCAGTTAAGCACATTTTGCCGCTGATCCCAGATGATGTTGAGCGGGTGTGCTCTCCGTTTTTCGGTGGCGGCTCCGTCGAGATGGCGCTAGCCAACAAGGGAATCAAGGTCTACGGCTACGACAAGATGAAGCAACTTGTTTGGTTTTGGAACGCCTTATGTGGAGACAGTGAGCGCTTGGCTGACGAGGTAGAAAGCCTCCGCGAAACCTTTGTTGATCGCAAGGGCAACAGTGTTGTCGGATGCTCCAAAGAATCATTCCAGAGCTTCAGAGAGGATCTTAAGACTGATTCATTCATGTTCAGCTATGAGCGCGCAGCCAAGTTCTATGCTATCAATAGATCGAGCTTCTCCGGAGCAACATTTAGCGGCGGCTGGTCAGAGAAAGCTGCAACAGCACGATTCACAGATAGTTCAGTTCAGCGCCTTCGGGATTTTAAGCCGGAAAACTTCCGAGTCGATTATGCAGACTTCGAGGATGCCATTCTAAACCACCCCAAAGCCTTCCTCTATTTAGACCCCCCTTACATGCTTAAAACCAGTCAGAACTCACTATACGGCGTTAACGGCGACCTCCACAAAGGCTTTGAGCACGAGAGGCTTCATTCTATCTTATCAACACGAGATCGGTGGGTTATGTCATATAATGACTGTGAGGAGATTAGAGAAATGTATAAAGACTGCGAGATCATCGCAGCAGAATGGTCTTACGGGATGAACAAGAGCAAGAAGTCGTCAGAGATTATTATAACAAATTATGGGAGATAAAATGAAGCCGTTATTTATGTGGGCTGGTGGCAAAAATAAGATGCTCAAGAAGTACACGAATTACCTCCCTGAACAGTTCGATAGCTACATCGAGCCCTTCTTGGGAGGCGGTGCTATGTTTGTGTGGGCTTACAAGAAAAACCCCGAAGCGACATTCTTCCTAAATGATGCAAACGAAGACATCATGAGAATTTACCAGTCGATTCGCAATGACGTAGGCAATTTTCTTACCACACTGGACAAGTACCAAGAGGACTTCCTGCCACTCTCGAAGCCCGAGCGCAAAAAGTTCTATTATGCTCTGCGTCAAGAGCACGCATACAACTATCAAAAGTGGACAGCCACAGAAGAGGCTGCAACCTTGTACTTTCTGATGAAAACAGGATTCAACGGAATCTGGCAGATCAACAAGAACACCAATGGGCGTTTTGGCACCCCAAGCGGGCTCCTAAACCAAAAAGATAAGGTCTATGATCTGAGTAACATAGAAGAGTGGCACAGGGCCCTCCAAAGCTGCACGCTAACTCAATGGATTATACAGGCTGCCATAAATTCGGTACCCCAAGTAGCTTTGCATTCTTGGATCCGCCTTACCGCGGCTCATTTACCCAATACGGCGTCGACTTTAACGATCAAGAACAAGAAAAAGTAATTAAACTACTAAATGACTTGACAGTCAGTGGCAGCTATGCTATAATGTCTAATAGAGATGTGGGAGATGGGTTCTTCGAATCTCGGCTGGGCGATAATAACATGGTTTATTTCGATGTTACATACACAGCAGGCCGAAGAAAGAAAAACACAGATGGTTCGCATAGCGCTAAAAAAGCCAGAGAAATCTTAATGATAGGGAGAGGACAATAATGGCGAGAACAAAGAAGACCAAAACAAAAGCAGGTCGAGTTTCAATGCAAGACTTGAGAAAGCTTGTTAACCAGAAAGCCGGCAGAAATGTCGCACACAACTTAACGGAAGCAAACCCGACAGAGGTAAAAGAGTGGATCCCCACCGGCTCTAGGTGGTTAGATAGCATTATCTGTAAAGGTCGACTCGCCGGAATTCCCGTCGGTAAAATTACCGAGATTGCGGGATTAACCTCTACAGGCAAGTCTTACATGGCGGC